TTTCTCGTTACACTTGTTTTGTTTATATCAAAATCTTCTTGATTTGAAATTCTACTAAAATTAAATTTATTTGGCTTTGAATTATATTTTTCACCAATCAAATATGGAAACTTAGGTTTTTTAAAGTTCTTAAATATACCATCCGATGCAGCAGTGGAATCAAATGTAGCAAAGTAAGCATAAGTTCCTTTTGGATATTCTGGAGTTATACAAAATCTACCGTTGTTTTTATCAAGAACAGAATCATCATTAGATACTCTGTATGTAAAATCCTCTACAAAAAATTCTGGAGGAAAAGAACTTAAGGGAGGACGATTATTTTTTTTACTACTTTCATCAACGTATCCAGATTTCATCTGAACAATATCACCACCATCTCTTCTTGAAAATCCGTAAGGGCCATAAATGGGATTTCCATCATACGCCCAGCCTAATATTGGTGAGTGTTGATCACTATTACTCTCCACCCCATTTACTAGAGTTAAATCTTTTTTGCCAAACAAAACCCTACCATCAGCAGCAGACGCATAAGATATTCTTCTGAGATTTCTGGGTGCATAGACGTATGAGCATTGTAATCCAAACAAACGATTTGTTGGTTCAGTTATAAAAACATCATCATCATTTAAATTTGTTAGATTTTTCCTGAAATTATTAATTCTCCATTTTTGAACTTCTGGATTGAATGCTGAATCTTTACCTGATGCATCAACTCTCACTGTCGTGGTTGTAACACCATAACCAATTCCACTACTTTCAATGTTTACAGAGGTAATGGTGCCTGATGAATTAATTATTGGAGTTAATTTTGCATCCGATCCTATTCCTAATACTACTAAATCTGGTGGTGAGTTATAATCAGTTCCACCATAACTAACACTTACGTCAACTATTCTACCATTAGAGATAACTGGTGTTATGACTGCATCTCTACCAGTGTTTAGAATTATCTCAGGAACCCTATTGAAGTTTACTATTTCAGATGCACCGTATCCAACACCAGTATTAGTTAATTGAAGTGATGTTATTTCTCCTCTAAAAATAGGTTGCAAAGATGCTTCAAAAGTATTACCAGATATCGAGGATACTCCAACTCTACCAATTACCTCAACTGATATTGGTGGATAGTTAAATTTATGAGTACCAACACCAATATTTCTAAATTCGTTAAATTGTTCGTTATTAATATAAAAAGATTTAACAGTGGTTCCAACACCGACAGCCGCTAATCTAAACTGATCTTTGTTAACAACTGAGACATAATATTGTTTATCAGTGGATAAACCATCAATCTCTGTTCCGTCAACTGAGTAATTTACAATTTCACCAGTTTTGTAATCATGATCTTTTATATTAACAATGTTTAACGAAGTGCTTATTCCTGTTGACTCACACGATCTTTGCTTATTTTCATAACCCGATCCACTATCTGTAACAACGACAGAACTTAAAATTGCTTTTCCATTTAGTGATTTAAATGACTGTACCCCACTACCAAAAGCTGTTAAAGATATCGTATTAACACCAGCAATCGCCTCATCATAACTCTCATGTAATTTAATAGTATACTCTGATACTGAAGATACGTAATAAGTTGACTGTGTTGCTAACCCTACAATTGGAATGCTTCCCAGAGGATCATATACGACTCTCTCACCCTGTCTAAATCTATGATAGGTAGTAAATCCTATTGATGATGTATTTATTCCTGCTGCATCTAATTTTATAGTTCCAAGACCAACTCCATCACCGTTTATAATCAATTCATGAGGAATTGTATTTAATTTTGCAACTGCTTTTGCACCGCTTCCATTACCACCAGTTATTTTTATAATTGGTTCTTCAATATAATCAAAACCTGAATCTATTATTTTTATTTTTTCTAATGATCCTTTTACAGCAGCAATGGCTGTTGCTCCACTTCCAATAGAGTCGTTTATTGCAACAATCGGTGGATTGATAATATCATAATTTTGCCCACCTTTTACTACGTTTATATTTTCTAGTTCACCACTGTATACGAATTGTTTGGATTTGTAATTTTGAATCTCAACTCCGTCAATGAATATCCCCGTGTATCCCGGTTGTGTTGCTTGTTTGTTTGAGTCATTTATTGGTAGTGAAACCTCTCTAACTAATTTTTGAGGTTCAATTATTTTTCCGTTGAATTCATATTTTTCTATATCATTTGAAGTGATAGTTACGCTATCAACTCCTCCATCTGGAGAAACTTTTGTGAATACACCTCCAAAAATATCTGACTGACTTTTTGCAAATTTAACAGTGTTCGCATCAACTCTTTTAACATAATAAAGACCTTCAGCGAATAATCTACTTATAATATATTCTTGTGTAATGACATTTCCCTCAGAATCAATCGTGTTTACAGATCCTTTTTGAGGGGTGTAATAAACAGCGTCACCTGTAAAATAATTATGATCAACTTGATCTGATATTTTTATTTCTTCATCATTTCTATTGTATGTCCCTCCAAAAGTAAATTTTTGGGTTTTTGGATTTAATTTTGTAACACCAGAAAAAGGTAAAGATGATGATGTAACATAAATTTTATTTTGTCCCTCTATGGGTGTGATTGTTTCATGAAATCCTGATATATGTTTTTCTCCAACCATTAACGTGCCTTTGGTAGGATGTTCATGTGATGGCCCATAATATGGAACACCATTCACTAATCCACCATCCGGTTTAATATAAATGTTTTGAATATTTGCAGTGAATTTATTTAAATTTGGATGTATATCGGAGTCTATTTTTGAAATCCTTCTACTTACCTTTGTTATTTTTGTAGGGTCATTTATCCCACTTCCCTTTATTAAACATGTGGTATCATTAAAAACATCAGTAACAACATATAATTTGTTTGTAGCTGGTTCAAATGATGAAGTAAATTTATCACCCCATTGAATTCCCTCTGCTAAATTTTCATGGGTTGTTACCTGATCACCGATTCTGAGAATATTAGTATCTTTAGTTTCTAATTTAAAAGTATTATTGACACCATCAACAATTGAAAGAGATTTAACAACGTAACTTTGTCCTGTGTTGAACAACCAATTATTTTCTTTTACATTTTGACCGATTTGACCTAAATTTTTTATTTTTACTTTTGATCCTAATTTTTGGTTGTTAACAGAGGGTGGTATGATAAAATTATTCAAAACACCACGAATTTTTACTTGAATACCTTCTTTACCTTCGTCATCAAATGCATAAGCAGAAGTATTTTGATCAATTGATGTATTATCAGATATAGATGTAGTTATTCCAGTTGTATTAATTCCTAAAAATTGATTTATTGTTTTATCTGAGTATGTGCAAACACCTGTTGTTCCATTTTCATATAAAAATGTCAAAGTTCCAGAGTTTGGAAATCCTAAAGTGGAATCTACATCAATATATGTCTGAGCAACACCAACTTGGCCAATTATTTTTGTTTTAGCATGACTTGAAAACTCACCATAAATTAAATTTGTTGATCCATCGGGATTTATCTGCCCCTCATCAAGACTTATTTTATAAAAGGTATTTGTGTTTATCCCAACTGATAATTTTTGAACAGATGCAACTGGAGCGTAAGCTTTTGAAATATTTTCAAATTCATTTTGATATAAAGTCCGGTCAACAAGATCTTCTGGATCACCAACATATGGTTCAACAACAAAATCTTTCGTTTTTTGATAAATTGCATTAGATGGTGATATGACATCATCAATTGGACGAATTACATCAACTTTTTCACCATATAAAGCTCCAAATAATATGTTGAAAGAATCATCAGTTCCTCTCGTTGAGTAAAAGTCTTTCGCTTGACGAATGAATTGTGATTTATTAACTTTTTCGTTTAAATCTTTTTGGAAACCATATAAAAATTGATTTTTTGCCTTTTTAAGAAATTCATCTAAGAATAATACACTTAAATTTTCGACTCTAGTATTATTTTCGTGATTTTGCGCGATTGATGAAGAAAAAACAAGATTTTCTGGGTCATCAGGGTTACGAAATGATGTGATTCCACTAAAACCTCTTTTACAGTTAACAAAACTTATATCTGTTTTAGTTTCATACGTTATGATTTCATCATTTATCTTTATAAGACCATAATTATCAGGAAATCCTATTGTGTTTGATACAAATATTGTAGAAGTTGATATTCCAGCAGCAGCAGTCGTGTTTGTTGATTTTATTAAACTTCCACATTCACTTAATTTTACATATGAGTCAATATTCTGAATTAAGTCAACTGGCCCACCTTTATATTCCTGACCTTTATAATATTGAGACAGAAAATTTCCCACCAAAGGAAAATCCTCTTGAACATAAGAGGGTAATTGATTTTTTACAATCTGATTTAACTTAACTCTCTTTTCGGACATCTTTTATCGTATGATGTTTCCATTTTTGTAACTTGTTGTTACAGTATATGTTGATCCTGATGGGTCAGTGCCTGAACTGATTTCATCTACAACCATATCAACAA